GACCTTTCCGGCGGAAACAATATCGATAAGGTCGCGAAGGTTGGAAAAGTCGGCAAGGTGGATGATATCAAATTGTCAGATGAAGATCTGAAAATCTACCGGGATCTTGCGGAACGACGGTATATGAATAAGATCGAGCTGAAGACTCTGGCACCGGAAATCAATGTGTCGATTCCGGAATCAGCGGGTGGAAACCTGACGGCCGATGATGTCACGGATTATATCCGGAAGATGCTCATCGAGCAGATGAACTCCCAGACATCGGTATCGCACGGATGATGAAAGGAGTGTGTTCATGGCAAAATTAAAAATCGGATGTTCGATCTATCTGGCATTTGCCGGAAAGAAGGTAAAGCTCCCGGTAAACCCGGAAGAGATTGAAATAAAAAATCCGACAGACCATAAAACGTATGACGTCATCGGTGTGGGTGAGATCGTGGTTCCCAGGAAGCCTTCTTTAAAAGAGGTATCCTGGGAATCCTTTTTCCCGGGAGATCGCCAGGCCGTGTATGTAAACGGTAGGGCAAAATCTCCATCCTATTATTTGAAATATTTCGAAAAAGCATTGAAGAAAAAGCAGATCTGCCGTCTGATCATCACAAGGTCCGGTGGATCCGACACCAATATGAAATGCATTGTTTCAAACTTTGAGACGAAGGATAAGGGCGGGGAACCCAAAGATATCTATTACAGCCTGGAATTACAGGAGTATCGCTCCTATGCACCGAAGATCGTCTCGATATTAAAGACTCCTGCCACAGGTCAGGCAAGCGCTGAGGCATCCACAGAGACTCCGAGGGCGGTTGAATCCCCGGTTCTTCGTGTCGGTGCCGCGGTGATCGTAAACGGGGAATACTGCTATGACAGCTACGGCGGGAGACCTCATGGAACGGCCAACAACCTGAGCACTACGGTGACTCGGATCGTTTCCGGGAACCCGTATCCGGTCCACGTCGGATCCTATGGATGGGTACAGGAAAGCCAGCTGCAGATTACGGGGTGATGAAAGATGGAGAGATCATTGCAGGTCCAAATAAAAGGAAAAGCTCCCGATGGTTCAGACCTGATAACGATCATGGAATACATAGAGGTTGCCAGAGAGATCGAGTTCACGACGAACCGGATGGATGCGCCTGGAAAGTTAAAGTTTTCCTGTCTGGAGGATGGTCCGATCGGGATTCCGGAGGGAAGCTCGGTGGAGTACAGCGTAGATGGTGTGAAATTGTTTAAAGGGTTTGTATTTACGATCGAGCGCACACGGGATGGTGAGACAACCTATACCGCCTATGATCAGCTTCGGTACCTGAAAGCGAATGCCAGCTATTCCCTTGACAACATGAGTTTTGAACAGATCCTTACGCGGATTGCCGGAGACTTTGGCTTGAAAGTAGGAACATTGGAAACAACCGGGTATGTGTTTCCGACATTTCTGAAGGAAAATGAGGACTGTCTGAACATTGTATTTGACGCGCTGTCAGAGACCATTGTCCAGACCGGGAAGATCTTCATCCTGTACGATAGAGCCGGAGAACTGACGCTTGTGGAAGCGAAAAACTGGTTTACGAACACAATGGTAGGAGATGGCAGTCTGGTAACAGACTACACCTATAAGCGTGATATTGATTCTGATACCTATAACCGCGTGAAGCTTGCCCGGAAGAATGAAAAGAGTGGACGCACCGACGTGTACGTGCATGAAGACACCGATACGATCAAAAAGTGGGGGCTTTTGCAGTATTATGATGAGGTGGATGAGAAACTGAATGAGGCACAGATCGACAAGATGTGTGAGGCATATCTCCAGTATTACAACCGGGTCCTTCAGACGTTGAAGCTGGAGGCAATCGGAGTGCCGGAGATCCGTGCCGGCATGATTCTGCCGGTTAAGGTCGGGGATATTGAAGATCTTGCCACGTCGAGGCTGCTCCTTGCAGAAAAGGTGACGCAGAAATGGGAAGGAGAGGACCATACCATGCAGATTGAAGTGAAATCATTTGAACAACTGGGAGGTGTGAGCATCATATGACAACGGAACTTCTTGGAGTCCTTCAGGAGATCGTAAAAAACTATATGAATGCGATAAAAATGACGGACAAGGCCACTGGGACCGTCACAAAGACCTCTCCGCTCACGATCCAGACAGATACCTCCCTGCCGCCGATTTCTGGGAATGCGCTGATCCTGACGAGCAACGTCATCGAGCGGACGGAGCAGGTGAAGGGTGGCGCCGGTGGAACAGTAACAGTCACGGAAGGGTTAAAAGCGGGAGACAAGGTCCTGCTCCTCCGAGTCCAAAAAGGGCAGCAGTTTATTGTATTATCAAAGATCACATAAGGAGGTCATCATGGCAGTATTACCGGAAGGTGTGGGGCTTGATGTGACCCTGCATCATGTGGAAAAACCGACAAGGACATTCCTGATCGACTGGTCATCGAAACAGGTCTCCGGCATGGATGAAGGACTTCCTGCAATGCGTCAGGCCGTGGAGATCATCCTTCAGAATGAACGGTTCCGGTGGCAGATCTATTCGTCTGATTTTGGAAGTGAACTGGAGAACCTGGTGGGAGAAGAACGGGATTACATCGAAAGTGAACTTCCCCGCCGGATCGAAGATGCATTTTCAGGAGACAGCCGAATCCTTACAGTGGAAAATTTTGTATTTACGGAAAAAATACCGGGAGAGCTGAGCTGCAGCTTTGATGTGAAAACGGTATATGGAACATTGACGGAGGAGGTGAGTGTGTGATCGATTTTAGCGGATATACAAGGGAAGCGATTCAGAAAGAGATGCTGGACCAGGTGGATCCCAACATTGACACCAGGGAAGGTAGCATGATCCAGACAGCGATTGGACCGACGGCCTGGTATCTGGAAGGGGTTTACATGATCTTAAAGCAGATTCAGGATAACGCCTATCCGGCCACTGCGGTCGGTGACTGCCTGGATAAGATCGTTCAGACGCGAGGACTTACCAGAAAACAGGCAACGGCAGCAGTCCGGAAAGGAACCTTTAACACCGCAGTTCCATCCGGGTCGGAATTCAAGACGATCAACGGGGCAGATTCCCAGATCTTCGTGACCGGAGACCGGATCTCCGGAGGCGGGCCGGAATACGTCTATGCGATGCAGTGCAAGGATACGGGAATATCCGGAAACAACTATTCCGGGAATCTGCTCCCAATTACGCCGGTGGAAAATCTTACCTCCGCAGTTCTGGGAGATATCATCATGGCCGGAACGGAAGAGGAGACGGATGAAGCGCTGAGAAGCCGGTTCTATGAGACGTTTGATGTCGCTGCATTCGGCGGAAATATCTCCTCTTATAAAAATGAGATTCTGTCAATTGAAGGAGTTGGAGCCGTGCAGGTATATCCGGCATGGAAGGGCGGCGGGACCGTCCTCTGCAGCATCCTCGGGGATGATCTCCGGCCGGCGCTTCCAGCTACAGTCCAGAAAGTTCAGAATATCATCTGCCCGCCGGAAGATGGCGGCAGCGTACCATCCGCAGACGGATATGGGATCGCACCGATCGGCGCGGCCGTGACGATCACAACAGGCACAGCGTTGACTTTAAATATTACATGTGACATCGATTTTGTAGAGACGATGCCGAACGGTGTTGAAACCTATAAAAATCAGATCAAGCAGAAGATTCAGGAATATCTGGATACGCTCTGTAAAGCATGGGGAGATGCTATAAAATCCCATCAGATCACGTATGCGGTCACGGTCTACGCGTCCAGGATCATCTATTCCATCCTGACGATCCAGGATGTTGTCAATGTGTCCAATGTAAAGATCAACGGCGTCAGCGGAGATCTGAAGCTTACAGAGACATCTGCATTGCAGCAGGTGCCGGTACTGGGGACGGTGGTGATCAACGGTGAGTAGAGCGGAAGAAACTTTAAGAGGACAGTTGCCGGAATACTTCCGGCCAATCATCGAATTCAGAGAGATATTAAAAGCACATGGATACAGTCTTGACAAGCTTGATGAAACAAGCGAGAAGGTGAAGGACAACAATTACATCGCAACCTGTGATGAGGAGACGATTGCGTATTATGAAAAGCTCCTGGGGATCACGTATCGTTTTGGAGACACGATGGAATACCGGAGAGCACGGGTACTGCAGAAATACAACACGATCGTTCCCTTTTCCATTGAATTTCTGAGAGACAAGCTCACGGAGCTGTACGGGGAAGACGGATATGAGATGTCCGTTGATTCAGCAGCTTGTAAGCTGAAGATAAAAGTTACATCAGACCGTTACGGGGCGATCGACCTTCTTTATGATCTTTTGTGGGATGTTGTTCCAGCTCACATTCAGATCCTTGCCAATCAGCAGACAACAAACCGTGTTCCGTGCCGCCTGTACGCAGCAGGAGCCGTTTCACGGGTATTTGTACAGACAATTTACAGACATACCGTTTATGACATCGAAGATACAGGTGGAGCGGTATCAGGCACCAAGATTCAGACAATATCGAACGAATAGGAGGAAAAAACGATGGGAGTATATAGAGCGGCCATTGTAACAGAGAACGGACAGAACCTTATTGCGCAAGCGTTAGCGAATGAGAAACCTTTAATTTTCACAAGCGCAAAAACATCAAGTTATTCATATCCGGTGGGAACCGATGTTCCGGCACTGACTGGGCTACAGGATGTGGTGCAGAGTGTGCTGCCATTTGACAGTAAAGTACTGGGCGGAAATGTGGCACAGGTGAGTGTCCGCTTCGATAATGATGGAGTGGATCAGACGTATCGAATCGAGACGATCGGACTCTATGCCAAGATTGAGGGCGGAGCGGAAACATTATTTTCTGTCACACAAGCGACAACTCCAGATGAAATGCCGGTGCAGAGTGACATCTCCCCGTCAGCGTACATATACAATATTCAGCACACAGTGCAGAATGCGTCACAGATCACGCTTACCGTGAATCCGGCCGGAACTGCAACAGTGCAGGATATTATGGATATTGAAAGTCCAGAGTTCGATGATTCCGGAACAGTGGAAGGGATTAGCAGCTTCCCAAGTTTTCTTGAAACCATGAAGTCGAAGATGAATTTCTTCCAGTTCTTCCGTAATCTGAAGGCCGGACTGCAGTTCGTTTTACATACCGGACAGATTGTCAATAATTGCGTGACGGACAATTCCAGCTTACCTTTATCAGCAGCGCAGGGGAAAGTGCTGAAAGACCTCTACACTCAATTGTATAGTGACATGGGGAAAAAAATTTCTATTGGCGGTGAAATGATTGGTGGTTACGTTAATTGGCAAAAAAGTGATGGACGATTTGCAACAATAATTATTGATACCCCAGATGGTCCAAACCAGCTTATTTTAGAAAAAAATAGTGCCGCGGTTACAATATTGAGAAATAATACATGGCAGGAACAGTATCGGCTTGCGACAATATCAATGTTATCCGATTATGTTTTAAAGTCAGATCTCGTTGTTTCTTCCGCAGCTTTACAGTCGAAGCAAAATGTCACTGATGAATCATACATCAAGTTTTATAAATATGGGAAAATCGTAGTTGCGCATATTACAGTAACAACAACATCTGAAGTATCTGGTTATAATGTATTAAAATTAGGAGTTATTCCCAATGGATTCCGCCCAAACTTTGAGTGTAGATCTCTTATTTTGCGTCAGCAGTCCAATGAATCGAGAATTTTAGCATTTACAACAAGCGGCGATATCAATTTATGGAACTGGTCGACTAATGCTGGTATAACAACTCCATCAGGAAGCTCATTTTGTGGGGAAGCAGTATTTTGTGTTGCCTAATCAGTTGATATTTTCGCAATTTTATACCAATGTATCATTTTTTTCTGCCAGATTGTGCAGATCCAAATTCCATTATTGATGCGAGGAGAAGCAATCAATAATGTGCCAAAGTTACATCCGTCATTTGAATTGCTATCTTCTCCGAGCAAAAGAGCATAAAAATCCCCCATATTATACTCTGAAAATATTTCTGTCCCAGCATCCTTATTGACGTCAGCAGTAATCGCTTCAAAATGATAAGAACCCGCCTGCGTCAATTGACCGGCAGAGCTAAGACTTTTGATAGTCTTAACACCTGGGTATCCGTTTTTAGATGCAGTTAGTTCGCTTTTCGTAGCATATGAATTCAAAGCAGATACATCGGCCTTGTCACTATACAATTGAGGAAAAAGAGAAAAATCAACTCATCAACACAAAAATCAACTACAAATCACATAAATTTGAAAACTCAGGATCCGCGAGGGTCCTTTTTATATACAAAAAATTATTTTTTTAGGAGGTATTCCATGGAAAAAATCAAAATCAAGGGATCAAGCAAGTCATACGAGATCCGGAGCATCCAGACGATCGAACCACACGTGATGCAGATTGTCTTCGTGGGTACACCGCCGACAAAATGGGGAGATATCACCCTATACACGGACGGCGGCATCGAATGCGCAACGCTGACGGGATGGACTACAGTATATCGCGATGAGGGCCAGACAGTCTATCTGTCAGATGATAGCAGCGTGTACCAGACACCGGATCCGGATACTGGTGGCGAGATCCTTCCGCCGGAGCCGTATGTTCCGACGCTGGAAGAACTACAGGCAGCGAAAAAGCGGGAAATCAGTCAGGCATGTGAGAACGCTATCTATTCCGGAGTCGATGTCAAGCTGTCGGACGGATCCACGGAGCATTTTTCACTTACGGAGCATGATCAGCTCAATCTCTTCGGTAAGCAGGTACAGCTTGCAGCAGGCACCACTGAGCTTGAGTACCACGCGGACGGTCAGCCATGCCGATACTACACAGCAGAGGACATGCAGATCATCACATCCACGGCAATGGCTTATGTATCTTACCATACGACCTATTGCAATGCCGTAAACATGTGGATTGCAGGATGTGAGACAGCAGATGAGATTCAGGAGATCTATTATGGAGCGGATGTGCCGGAGGCGTACCAGTCAGACGTTCTCAAGGCATATATTGCAACAGCGAAAGAGAGTGCAGGTGATGAGAATGCACAGGCTGCTGAATAAATATCTGTTCTTGCTTGATGTTGGCGGTCTATTGTACATACTGATCGAGCTGATCTGGCGCGGCCGGAGCCACTGGACTATGTTCCTGCTTGGAGGAATCTGCTTCATCTATCTGGGATTGATCAACGAGGTCCTTCCGTGGTCTATGCCGCTCTGGCAACAGATCCTGATCGGCGCGGCCGGGATTACAGTGCTCGAGTTTTGTACCGGCTGCATCGTCAATCTCTGGCTCGGCTGGGATGTCTGGGACTACAGCGGAATGCCTGGCAACATTCTCGGACAGATCTGCCCACAGTACATGCTGTTGTGGCTGCCAGTGTCCTTGGCCGGAATCGTCTTGGATGACTGGATCCGGTATCGAAAGTTCGGGGAGGAACGGCCGCACTACAGACTGATCTGACGGACAAACATACAATATAGTAAGAAAATCAAAAGGAGAAATGAGAATGAACAGAGGTACGTGCACAACGATCCAGTTGATTGCAACTGGAGTGATTGCTTTTTTGTCTGAACAATTGGGAATCACATTTTATTTGCTGGGACTGCTTGTCTTTTTAATGGTCGTTGACTATATCAGTGGGATGATTGCGAGTATGGTGGAAGCGATTGATCATCCGGGAGACACATCATATGGTTGGTCCAGTAAAAAAGGAGCAAAGGGAATCGCAAAGAAGATCGCATATTTATTTGTGATCACTGTGGCAATTGTAATTGATTACATCTTAGCAAAGACATCTGGAAATCTCGGATATCATTTGCCATCTGCGATGCTGTCCCTTCTTACAACGGTGTGGTACTTATTGAATGAAGCCTTATCAATTACAGAAAACGCCGGTCGCATGGGTGCACCGGTACCTGAATGGCTGATGAAGTACATTGCAGTTCTGAAAGATAAAATCGATAGCAGCAATGAAACAAATCTGAAAGATTAGAAGGAGGTGATCCATCTATCTCCCGTCACGGCCCGGGATATGACCGTTGCGACATCGCAACAGATTTGGTCCAGGAAATGCTTCTGGACCTTTTGCTTTCAAAAGAAAGGATGTATAATTACATGGTAAGAGTCGGAAGTGCAAGAAGCAACGAACACGGTGGAATCACCGGTGGCAAGCCAGGTGATCAGAAGGGTGGAGCTGAGGTCAGCATGCAGGCATGGTATCTCCACAGCAAGGGCTGGATTGTGATTCGCGCCAAGGATCCGACAGCCCGTGAGAAGATCGCAACGAACATGGAAGCCGGGTGCCGGAATAATCATATCGGGTATTGTCAGACCCATAGAACGACCGCGACGGCTGCTGCTAAGCCTTTTGGTTATGATTTATCAAAAATCACAAAAGAGGTGGAGACAGACTGCTCTGAACTTGTGAGAGTGTGCTGCCTGTACGCAGGAATTCAAGTGGGATGCTTCTCCACAGGAAATGAAGTGGCAGCGTTGCAGGCAACAGGGGACTTTGAGGTTTTAAGAGATGCCAAGTATTGCAGCTCTTCAGAGTTCCTCATGCGCGGGGACATCCTCGTTACGAAGACAAAGGGGCACACGGTCGTGGTTTTGGATAATGGAGATAATGTTTTGCCGGAACCTGAAAAAAAATCAGGATGGCGGCAGGAAGCAGGAAAGTGGAGATACTACCATGGCAATACTGGTGAGCCGATATGCAATGATTGGCACAGGGATCCGGATGGACGATGGTACTGGTTTGATGGGACGGGGGATATGGTTGTAAATACATGGAAAAAGAGCAAAAATAAATGGTATTACTTAGGCTTTGATGGTGCAATGGTCACCAATCGACTCCTGCAGATTAACAGCGAAATCTTTGCTTTTGGACCAAACGGCGAGATGCTGGAAGGAACGTTCACAATTAAGACCAATGCGCGAGGTGCCATCGAATTATAGGGGTGGAAAAGCTGTATTTATTGCCAGATTCGTGTTGCATTTCGTGTTGCATAGTTGCGAAAAAGAGCTTTTTTGGGAGAAAAAACAGTAAGAAATAGGTTTATAAAATTCCTGTGAAACCCGTATAAAATAAGGGGAAACGCTATTTATTGGGCATTCATGGAATCAATGGTTATGGGTTCGATTCCCCTCAGGTCCACGACAAAAGCCGCGTATTTACGCGGCTTTTTAGTTTTTGTGTTGCATTTCGTGTTGCATATTTAGCAGAGCTTTGTACCAGCCGTTCGGATCAGCTTCACGAAGTGCATTTATAATCTCAATGGCTGATTTCTCTTTTTTTGAAGCACTTCCATCCAGAAGCGAGTCAAAATAATTGTCTATGGTCTCATCGACCTTTTCCCGTTCCTCTGAAAATGTATGTCTGTATACGTTTTTCATAACCCGATCAGAAGACCATCCGCCGCGTTCCTGCGCATATTTATCCGGGATCCGGAGCATTGCCATTACAGATGCATTAAGGTGCCGCAGATCGTGGAATGTCATGTGAGGTAGGTCATGCTGCTCTAAAAGAGATACCCAACGCATGTAAATTGCATGTCCGCTCAGGGTGATCAAAGGATCATCTGGTTTCTTCCCAGAGATATTCTTGTCGATCAATGCCTGAATATAATTCGGGATGTGATGCTTACGCAGACGGGCTTCCGCTTTGCCGCTTTCCTTTACCGTTGGAGTCTGTCCGATGTCAACGATAACACGGTCCAGGGTAATGTACCCGTTAGAGATATCTCGAACACGGATTCCACGGATCTCAGACATAGAGTAGCTGAGCCAGCAGGCCAGGAGACACGGCAGTTCGATTTCCGTATCTTTAATGATTTCCAGCACAGTTTTTGCAGAAATAAGATTTTTAACTTTCTTAGGTATCTTAGGCAGCCTTACATCATAGTTATCGTTCGGATAAAAATAGTTTATAACACTTCGTATGTAGCTGTAAGTGTTTCGAACAGTCTTGGGTGATATAGGTGCTTTCGTTTTTGTTGAACGTTTTGAGGGGCGCTTCGTATCGTCATCAACAGCTTTCTGTAAGTCCTCTGTGGTGATGTCTTTAAGCTTCTTTTCCATCAGGAAAGCATAGGAGTCATATTGTTCTTTTGAATATCCCTGGACAGTGGTACCTGAAAGCGATGGACCGATGGCTTCTACGTACTTCTTCATTGCATCTTTCAGCAAAATGTTTCCGTTTTTTTGACGTTTCCGGCTGACATTGGTGTCACGATCCTGTTGAAATTCGGCGGCCTGACGCTCAGCATCCGCTTTCCCGCGTCTTGATGGGTCATCGCTGGTAAATGATTCATAAATTCGTTTATCCTTCCATGTACCTGATTTTGCGTCGAATGTACGCTCAGTGTGACTGTACACCAGACACCTCCAGGATCCGGAGGGTAGCTTTTTCGCAGTAGCCATTATATCATGCTCCTTCCTGTTGCGACGTCGCAACACCTAAAAATGGGTATAAAAAATACGCCCCTTGCCAGGACGCATCGGAGATGATATAATTCAGGTGTCTTAAGTCTGATTTATATCTTTCCGGGCATCCGGCAAGAGAAAATCTATGTAAAGCCGTTCGGTGTTGGTAGCACCGGGCGGTTTTGCATTTTAACGGCAACATTTGGCACATTCAGCGAAACCTAAACTTTTAGCCTTTTCTAAATCTATTTCACGAGCGTTTTTCATGCCGCTGCAGTGACGATTGGCATGATATATTTTGCTTTTGCCACTCACCCATGCAATATCATGAGCAGTTATATTAATGTTAAGAATTTGACCTAAATAAGTGGTATCCTGAGGAAATTGTCGACAATGTCTGTTGATTTCACGATTTAAAACAGAATGCAAATAATTAGCGGGAGCTTTATAATTCAGCAATTCTAAAAGCCGTAAAAGTTGGCAAAACCCCTCAGTTGGTATAGTGGAACCAGAAGGAGAAATTGGAACTTGTCGTTTGCACTGATAGTTATATATGCGCCCTCCATGTGCAGCCATATTTCGGTATTCTAAAGCGATGTACAAAGTATCCATCATTAAACGGACTTGAGCTTCTTTTGATAATTGATTGTCGAGGCTATAAATTTGTTGAACAATCATTTGTTGTTCATGAGCCTTTAACAGGTCGATATAATTGACAATTGTGCTGAAATATATGCTTTTGAATAGAATCCATGGTGGGACCATTCCGTATTTTTCCATATAGTGGTGAATAGGTTCTTTATCTGTTTCTAACGTCTTTTTAAGAGTATCCAAAATACCTGGCAAAGAGAAACGGTATTTGACTTTTCGCTTATTTTGGTAATTTCGATACTGAAGATATTGATCTTGATGAGTACCAAATGATTGAGCGATTACGTTGGCAGTAATTTCTTTTATGTATTCTTCAAGATCTAACATTGCAGCCATTACTGCAATTCGCAGATTTTTGTCAAATATGTAAAGGGAGTATACTTGTTCGAAAGAGACACCGGAACGAAATATTTTTTTGCCATCAGAAGCAATAACATAAGGATCGCGATAGCTTTTTATAATATTTGAATACCCGAATATTTTAAGTTGGTTCTTTGCCGCATCAATATTAAAAAAAGTCAAATGTTGAGCCTTAAGCTTTTCAATCTGATCGTCTATACTCATGTAATTTATAGTTTCCATACTTTTCTCCTAAATACAAAAAGAGCCCTGGAATACAATTCCAAGACTCTTCTGTGACCGCCCAGCAGTCATTCGCTAATA